AGCAGGCCAAGCCCGCCATACATCAGGTTTCCGCGATTCATGCCGAATACGTCTTGATCCATCCAAGGCACTTTAGGCTGTTCTGGCGTAAAGCCTTTTTCTTTAGCTTCTTTCTCAGCAAGAAGCGGGTTCATGCCGCCCTGCATCATGCCAAATCCCGCCTCTTTCGCCTGCTTCCCAGCCAAGCCAAACGGGTTTTTCATCATGTGCGGAGCCAATACACCAAATGAACTCATTAGAGCGTCCCCCGTTCAATAAACTGCTTTGCGTTGATCGTGATTGGCTTAAGCCCGAGACGCCCATAATTGACCTTCAAGAAGCCGCTTGCGTCGCGCTCTACTGCGTCCGGGTTCGTCTGCTCAATCTCCTGAGCCATAACACCCTCCCGAACTATATCCGGGCTATCCCAGATATAACGGTACTGATACCACTTATGGCCCTTGCGCTCGCCAAGCGGCGTTACATCAGTCTTCAAGCGCTGATCAGAAAACAGGCTCAAGCCCATCATGCCGAGCCCTGCAACATTCTGTAACGTGCTTGGAGCCGAGCTAGGCTGAGTGCCCGTAGTGCTGCCGCCCATGCCGGCAAGCGGCTGAACCACCTGATTATACCGATTAAGCAGATCCCAACCCGCATTTTGACCAAAGTTGAAGCGGTTTATGCTGTCTTGCAGATACTCGCCCGCCTTCGCTTCCTGCATCGAGCCTAAGCCCATCATGCCGCGATAAGGACTCTGCGCATATTCATTTAATTGCGGATACATGCTCGCCGCCTGCATCGCTTGCGCATTGCCAGACTGTTGCAGACCTAAAGCGGCTTGCTGTGCTGACAGGTTGCGGCTCATGTCTTGTCCCGCCATGCCGCCCGCTGTGCTTAAAGCACCAAGCCCCATTTGACGATCTTGCGCATTCAAGCCCGCAGCCGCATTCAAAGCGCTCAGATTGCGACCCGCACCTGATTCCGCCAAGCCTGCCGCCTGACCCAATCCACTAAAGTTGCGCGACATATCCTGACCCGCAAGCCCTGCCGCCGCTGACAAGCCTGACAGATTGCGCGAAACGTCCTGATTAGACAGCCCCGCCGCCTGCGAAAGCCCCGCCATGTTGCGGCTAATGTCACCTTGTTGGCGCTGGCCTAATGCCTGTGCAGCGCTAAAGCGGCGATTTGCGTCCGTCTCATAGGCTTGCCCGTACATATTGGCAGCCATGTCACCCAGACTGTCAGAAAGCGCGTCCTGGTGCGCGACAGAGCCATAGCGACCCGCTTTGGAGAACATGGCAGAGGTGTTATCCCTCACCCGCTCCGCAGCATTGTCAAAGATCCGATCAAGATAAGGGTTATTCTGCCCATTCGAAGCGAAGTCATTCAAGACGCCCGCACCCGCATCATTCGCAACCTGACCCGCAGAAACGAGCTGATTTGTATAAGGGTTCGCTTGCCCGCTCACACTGGCGAGTTGGTCCGTATAAGGGTTTGAGCCCGCGCCTTGCGCTAATTGGTTCATAAACGGATTAGCCGAACCGCCCGCTTGTGCGATCTGATTCGCAAACGGATTAGACTGACCCGCCTGCGCTGCAATCTGGCCCGTATAGGGATTTGTCGCCGCGCCTGCCTGTGTCACGCCCGCCGTGTTCGTTCCCTGCGAAACACGGTTAAACGTGTTCTGCATCGTATCAAGACCCATAGGCCCCTGCTGAAACTGCTGACGTAAGCCGCTCATTCCCGCCTGCGTATCGGGCGAGAACGGAACAACTGTAGAGCCGGGATAATACTCGGCCCCTTGGCGATACAGGTTTTGACTCTGCCGAAATATGTCCGACAGATAAGGTTGCGCCTGTGACCAGGGCTCGCTATTTTGTGTTACGGTCTCAGTGCCGCTCGACGTGCCCATCAGCATCTCCCAAGTCACATTCAAACATGGTCGCAACTGGCTTCCAGTTGATTCCAAGTGATTTCATCGAGCGCTGCCATCCTTTGCGCCCTATGAACTGAATGCGGCTCGCCCCGTTGTGCTTGGCCCATGCTTTCAGTTGATCGAAGTGGTGCAGCCATTCTTCAGACGGACCCTTGCCGCCGATCAGAATCGTCTCTGCAACCTTTTCCCCTGTCGGATACATATTCAAGCTCGTCACCGTGACCGCCTTTACATGCTCTGCAAAATTCTCGTCTGTCGCCCCATCCGGGCTAAACACCACCCACAATTGCCAGTTATCGCGGTCATTCAGACCCGCGCAGCGCTCCAAGACGGAAGGCGGATCAAAGCGACCGTTAGAGAAGTCGCAAGCTTTTTCCAAAAGATCGAAAATATGCGGCGCGACAACCCGAACATGATCAGGCTTCACCTGCTGCATAACCAGTTTAGGTAAGGTTTCACTCATTTATAAAGCCCTCTCATGAAAGGATTTTGACTAGGCTGAAGCCGTAGGAAATTGTTGATCGCCGTTGGATTAATCGAAGGAATTTGCGCACTCACAGGGCTTGGCTGCGGTGTAGGAGGCGCGACAAAAGTAGGTGGAGGCGTGGACGCCGGAGAAGGCGTAGGCACAGGAGGGGTAGGCTCACCCCACGCGCGGCCTTCATCGCGACCAAATAAGTCATAGTGTTGACGTGCCGCACGCTCCCAATCATTTCCAACACGCCTGAAGCTTTCAGGGCTATTCTCATAATAGCTGCGCACGCCCGGATTATCGATCAAATATTGTTCACCCGCAGACGGGCCGACAGGCTGAACAGGCGTATAATTCGAGGGCGGAGCAGTTGGAGCCGGACCAGGCGTAGGAGCAGGCCCTGAAGGCTGAGAAGGCTGCGCAGGCGGTGTAAAGCCTTGCGGAGGCGGGCCGACCGGGCTTGAAGGCGCATTAGGCGGAAACCCAAGCTGAAACGAGCCGTCAGCATTCCAGCTATTTTGCATCGGGTTTTGGTTCGCCTTGATATTAGGCGTTCCATGCGGTGACTGTGCCGCAACCTGCCCGCCTAGTAGCTGACTCAAATCTAATCCACCAAATTGCATCTAGCCGCTCCACGAGTAGTCAAAAGTTCTGTCTGTCTGCGCATTGTTCGCGTGAGTTATCGTAAATGACCCGATTGCCTTCGCGCTCACATACATGCCGCCCGCACCCAACTCCGCCGCCGCATTCGCGGTTATTGGCGTGAGATTTATTGTTGAAAAGTCCGTTACTCGCGCCTCACTCACAACCGTTGTGGCTGTGTTGGCCGCTAGAGTCACTGACCCGTAATTGTCGGTTCGTCCGTCGATTATCCCATTGATCGCAATCGCGAGACGCCTTGGATCTTTTTCTGTCGGCGCAACCTTTTGCGTGCGGGTCTGGCTCATGTCTGGCCGTCATCCGCTACTTCAAAGTTTAGCGCACTGGCATCATTCCATGTAGACGCCGCAGGAACCGCGAGTTTTACCCTGTGGTAACGCCCCGTGGCGTCCTGAGACGTGAAGCCGTTCACTTCCTGTGATTGGGCCGTGTCATAGCTTGCCGTTGCCCCAAGGCGCGCTTTAGGGGCCACCGCGATAGTCGCCGCTGTCGTGTCAATCACAGGCTCCACACCAGACACATAAGAGCGCCGCCCTGGGTTAAGCTCAAAATCACCGCTTTCAAGCGTCGCCTCAAGAGCGGAGCCAGAAAACGGCCCTAACTGATACGTCGAACCAAACCCATTTAATTGAAGTGTACCGCCCGTCAAAACAGGGTCATCAAGCGGAATATCAAAATTGTCGATATTCGTTGTTAAGGCATCAAGCCCCTCAAGGGTGTACCCTAGCCCGTAAATGTTCAAAAGCCGCTCAACCGTGATACGCGCATAAGACCAACGCTGTGCTGTCCAGTTATACATGAGCAGCGTATCAGGAACACCATTGACCGAGCTTGATGAGGCATAAGACCAGTATGCAACCTTAGACTGCGGATCTACTTCGCTCGTCATCTTGTGCAAATACTCTTGGTTTACGTCATCAAAAAACCACTCATCGATCTTATCCGCCCCGATTGGCGCTAAAGAATCCCCAGCGAGCATGTAAAACCCGTCATTCGCCAGAAAGAAGCTTATTGCGCCTTGAGAGCATATGGCTCCATCAACAATCGCGCCCTTTTCCTCTGAAATAACGTCAATCTGCATGACCACAGGCGGTCCAACATATTGCAAGCGGCGGATCTTGAAGCGCTGAAACACGATCAAAACATCGTGCGCCGCAAAGCCCTGAACCGAGCCGCCATCTGGGAACGTCTGAGATCCGGCCTGATCTGTGCCTTCCGTCCATCCCGTCGCGTCATTGATCGCAGACCATTTAATTTGCGACACGCTGTTTTCAGTGTTCCCAAGAAAAACAAAGTCCGAAAACGTCTCAATATGACGAGCTTTCGGAGGCGAGCCGCCAAGCGCTGCGAAATTGCTTCCTGACGCCATATTGATTGACTGAACAGCGTCGTTCCAGTTTACACCAATGCACAGATCGCCAAACTGCGTGAAATCCCATGTCTCATTAGCGGTTGTCGTATAATCTCCACCACTTAGCCGGGAGACATCCGTCCACGTTCCGTCATTCGCCAGCTCATAAAGCTTTGTTGCCGAGCCCGCATAAATATGGCTGTTCAGGCCGCTATCTCGAAACGATGCCCCGCCGCGCGGCTCTGCTGCAAGCGCTGTCGTGCCATTCGTCAGATCCTTAAACGGCTTATAGCCCGCTGGATGCGGCACAACATTTTGTGCGTCTACAAGCTTTGGCCCCATAACGTGAGGCAGGTCAGGCGTCCACTCTCCAAGCGGCGTCATGCAACGCGATCCGCATACATGGCGAGGCTGTCACCGCTAAACTCTTCGTTGTCGCTGTCCTCATTCAGCGAAATCACCGCACTTCGAAACTGGCTCATATAAATCTGCGCGTTCTGAAACTGCCGGATCTTGGCATAAGCCTCCGCAAGCGCCCCATACAGATAAGCATGAGGCGCTTTGGTCAGGATAAGGTCAGCGTCTGAATCTCCGCTCATAGCGGTCGGCTCAGCGTAATAGGTCAAGACAAGCTGATCAGAGCTATAGGGAGCCACCTGAAGCGTTTTCTTCTTTACCGTGTAGAATTGCGGCGTGCCGTTCTGAATCTTGCTCCCAAGGCGGTTAAAACGCGCCACAGGCATGAAATTGAGAGCCGTTTCGTCACTATCATTGAGATAAAGCGAGTGACGCTGCAAATAGGTGTTTGCGAGCCCCGTCAGGTCATAAGTGCCGGTCGTAAGCGTTACCGTTTCGGTTTCCAGCATGTCATCAATCCGCACCGCTGGAATGTCATTGGCATAATCGCCCAACAGCATCTTAGCCCGCGCAATCGAGATATAGTCTGGAATCTCTGCTGTCAGGTCAGAGCGGCTTAAGCGCGTGGCTATGGCCGTTTTCAGCTCACCGTAATTTGTCAGCGCCATTCGCGTTCAATCCATTCATGGTCAAGTTGATGGGCTTTCTCTTCCCCGTGAAAATAAACAATTTTCGCATCGCCAAGCCCGTAATCCTTCACATGGCCCTTGTAGGAGACCACATCCCCTGGCCAAAGGTCATCGATCACCGCCAAATCGAGCGACCGCAAATAATCCATGTCATTCTGACCCTCGTGGCCCTCATAAATCCAGGCATTGCCACCAGGCACTAGAGCCACCGCATTACAGATCAGGTGCGGAAAAAACGGGTCACGCGGCACAGCCACTTGTGAGCCCTCAAGACAATAATCAATCAAATGATCGACATTGCCCGTCACAATCGTATCAAGCCCGCAAATGATGCTGGGCTCATTTAGCTTGAACGGCTCAATAAGTGCACCGTATGAGAGTTCGCCTTCAAGCCTTTCTTGACGAATTGGCTCGCTAAATACCCGATCCTTGTCAGTAAAGCACACAAAATCAATGTCATAAGAGCTATGACGAACAAAACCACGATACAGCTTTTCAACCCAGCTCTCATCATACATCCGAGAGAATGGCAGGCTGTTTTCATTCGGCTCCCAAAGGCAGACCGCAACCGTGACATCAGGCTGCATCCCGCTCGCCTCGCCAGTCGTTCACAATGCCCGCATAATCATGCTTGTAGGCACTAAAGAATGCTTTGGTTGTCACGTCCTGCTCAAGCGTCATCGGGCGGCGATAGATGCCCTCACCCAGCTCAAACCCGCTTGGGGCCTTCATAACACTCTCAATCATGGAAATCTGTTTCCACATCATGCGGTTGTAAATGTCGGCATAGGAGTCTTCCGGGTACACATCCACAATCGACTCTTTGACAAATCGGCCCCGATCAATCTTGGAATCGATCACATGCGCGGTGATGGCTTGCGGCAGCTTGTCATGAACCGCCCATTTAAGCGTGTCCAAACCCCGATTGAGCGGCAAAACACCGGGATGCAGATTGATAATCTCAGTGCGGCTAAGAACATTGTCTTTCAAAATACGCGCGCCAAGGATCAAGCCTTTATCGGCCTCGTCGGCCATCATCTCGGCTAGCTCGCCGTCATGTTCGCCAACATAATAGCGAAAGCCCAAAGCCTCACAAACCTCTTTCGGATGGTGGGCGTCGGCCATATTCGGCGTCTTGAACTGGAAATGGCTTTCAGCAATATTCAGCTTTTTCCAGGGCGCGCCGATAGCAATCACATCGTCATAGCCCGCGCGCTTTAGGGCAAAGAGCCCTTGCGCTGACTTGAAGTGTGGGAAATCGTAAACGAAGGCGAGTATCATCTAAAGCCCCTCCCGAATATCCCGCGCGCACCGCGCCACAACCGGCATCCAATTGCCGCCGGGTTTCTTGCGGTAGGTCTTCACGTCTTTCCAAATCCAGGCATCGCCAGCCGCTTCGGCGAAGCGCCAGGGCGGGTTATGGCTTACAAGGGCCTTCAAGGGTGTGCCGACTGCCCCGGCTATGTCGCAAACCGTTTGAGGAACGCTTACAACCAGATCCAGCGCCGCAATCAGAGCAGCCGTCACGTCGAGATCAACGCCTTTGCGGGTTGCCCAGCTCAGGTCAATCACGCCGTCAGGTTTGGGGCCGTCCTTATACTCAAGTGATATGATCGTTGCGTTTGGTGTAGCAAGTATCGGCCCCAAGTCTTCAATCGGAATGGTCCGCTCCATGCGGTCCCATTCCTTTGCCCCACCAGACCAGCTCAAGCCGATCTTGGGGCCATCGCCATAAGCGGCGAGTAAATCTTTAAACATCTTGACCAGTACGGGGTCGGGTTTGAGCCAAGGGGCTGTTTCACCCTTAAAAGGTTGCATCTCTACGCCGAATGCTGCCATTGCGATCAGTGCGCTGTCCGGCTGCTCATCTGTGGGCCATTCCAGTTCGCCCTTGTCGCGCGTTCCGTACACAGTTGCCCATGGGAATGAGCGCTTAAACAATCCCTCAAGGCGCGGATCGCACTCGAAAATGAAACCCGTATCGAGATAAGACTGCAACTGATTGTAGGCCGCTGCGGCAAGGATCTCATCACCCACGCCCTGCTCACCATAAATCACGACTGTTTGCTGCCGGTCCTCACCATCCCAGCGCGGCGTTTTCTTGTCCGCGTGATAGTTCCGCACGGTGCGTTGGGCGTTGCCTTCAGAGTATTGGTACGCCTCGAACGCTTCTGACCAATTATCGGTGTGCAGTAGATCAAGCGCCAGATTATACGGGATGTCCGGATCGTCAGGGCGGTCCTTCCTGAGTTTGCGGTTCAATTCAATCGCCTCGTCACGCTGACCAATCCGGCCCAAACATGCCGCCAAATTCTTGCGCGCCTCAACATGATTAGGATCGCACTCTAGCGCTTTACGAAGCACAGCCACCGCGTCTTTGGGATGATATTCCCGCAGACTGATTGCAAGATTGTTCCAGATCGCAGCCTCGCCAGGGTTTAACTGGCTGGCGCTGTTCAAGATTAATGCCGCAAGCCCGTGCTGCTTCATACGATAAAGCGCGGTTCCGGCCATATACATCGCGTGTGGGTTTGCCGGGTCATGCTGTAAAATCTCGTCACATGTAGACAAGGCGTCAGCATCCGCCTGCGGTGTGTTCTCAACCATTAACCGGCGAGCGGTCTCAAGAGCATCAAGCAAGACAAAAATCCCCGACTTTGAGGTAAGGATAATTGCGCTCAATCTCCTTGATCACTTCATTGTCAACGTCTTCGCCTAGCACTTTCTCAGCGCCGTATTTCTGAATCAGTTGCTCAAGCACCGCGATAGGCACACGGGCATAGTGCCACATATTGCCGTCTTCGCCCTTATAGTGATCCGCACCAAGCGAGCGCAGAAACTTGTTATACTCAAGCACCGGCGCAACATCCTGAAGCCGATGAATGATCAAATCACCGTTCTCATTATCGACATGCGCTTGGTGACGCACACCACCCGGCGACCATTCTTGATATAGCTGGGTCATAGGATCTCAACCAATCCGCTTGCCGCAAGACCCTCGGCAACAGAGCGTTTCATCTCAAAACGCTCTCTAAACTTCTTTTTGACCGAAACGCCGATCTCGTCATGCTGACCAAGGTCAACTTTAGCCACATGAACGCCCTTTGTGTTCATGACCAGCACTTCAACCATGCCAGATTGCGATTTTGCGGGCGCTGGGACGGGTTTTGGCGACTCCGGTATGTCTGCCCTCTCTAAAGCGCCTCTCGGCTCTCCAGGGTGCGGAATTTCAAGGTCCGGGTCAGGCGAGGTGTCTACCAGCTCAAACTCAACCCCGGCATCAAGCAACATTTCCTGCAACTTTGGCACACCTGTGCGCGAATGCGGCTCAAGGCCGTTGGCTTTCGCCAGCTTATAAAGGCGTTCTCTATCGTCCATAATTACGACTCCGTGAGAGTGGGGGGAGTGTGGGGGCACTAGGCCCCCATCACCGCTATGATGTGGTCAAATCGGCAACAACGCCGCTAGACTTCTCGTTTTTCGAGCAGATCGTAACCTCTGCGATGAGTTGGCGCTTGTCAGCGTCGCCCGTTTTCGCAAGCTGGTTGATCTTGAATGGGCGCATATATCGAGCCTCCCAATGCTTCGGAGAGACCAGAAGCGCCGAGCGACCACGCGAGAAGTGATCCGGCACAATCTTATGTTTACCGAAGTCAGACACGTAAATATCAGCCGCGCCGAGAATTGCGACATTTTTCGAAGACATGACATTGCCGTGATCCTGGTACTGCGTAGCGATACCAGAGAAGCCAGAAGCCTGTTGCTTGTTGAATGAGCCAACAATGATCAGAGGCGCGCTGTCGCCCGTCTCATCCCAAATCGACTTAATCGCATCTTTCAGGCGCGCTTCAGTAAAGGTCCGCAGGTTGGTCGAACTTGCATCGCCCGCAGCCGTCACGATACCTGTGGTGGTATAACCACCGTCAGTACCGCCTGTGCCGCGATTTGAATTGGTTTCAATCCAAGCCTCAAAACCACCAAGAGCCCGTGCGGTTGCCCGTGAGCCATCATCTGACGCATAATTGCCGGTGAATGCCAGCTCCATGTCGCGCTTGATTTCTTTGGTGCGCTTATCGACTTGATAAAGCAGCTCATTGCGGCGTCCAGCGGTAGACAGGCTTTGAGCCGTGCCCGACACAATGACAGACTTTGCAAAAATCTGCGTGTGATTGGCCAGACGAACCGTTGCAGTCGCAGTAACGTAAGAGGCGTCATCGCCTTCCAACTGCTTGTTGACCGCGGCGGCTGCCAGATCGTCAGTTTGCCACTCGACTTTAGTGTTGGTGGCGGCGGGACCGCGACCGATAGCCGTCATAAACGGCGTATCCATCGGGGCTAGGTTATAAATCTTGTTCGAAAGCTGTTCGCGTTCGCCCTTTTGTTCAAACCTTGTGGTTGTTGCTGTATCTACAGCCATGAGAGAATTTCCCTAATCAAGAAACTCGCCCCAGGTACCTTCCAAATCCGTTACACGTCCCGTCTTCGCAAGCTGTTGTGCAGCCTTCTTAGCGCGGGAGCTTTGAGCATTCGCTGACTTGCGACCCGCTCCGCCCTTTACAAGGCGAGGCGCGGATTTCGCTTTAGGCTTGATCTGGGTGGACTTCGCTTCACGATAAGCCTTGGCATCCTCCGCCATGCGGATGAAACCAGGGTTTGTGATTGTGGCGATAATCTGCGGATCAATGCCATAAGCTGACGAAGCATGTGCCCGTAGGTCACTTAAACGCTTCTGAATTGCTTCTGGCTTGCCTTCGCTCCAGGTCTTGTCTGCCGATACAAGCGCTTGCCAGTCTCTTTGAGCCTGTTGCTGTGCTTGCTGCTGTTGCACGATTTGATGCTCTTGCTGCGCTCTCTGTATCCGGTCCCGCGCATCTCCCATGACGCTAGTGACACGCTCGTAAGCGTCCAATTGCGCACGGTAGGCTTGCGGGTTGTAATACTGAGACCGCTCGTCAAGCATTTCAGTGCTAGGCGGTTCGACATTGGGCATCAACTCATTCAAGAGCGCATATGTCTCTGCAAGTTGATTGACCTGTAAGTCATATGCTTCACGAACAGGCGCTAATTCGGCCTGTGCTTGCATTGCGATTTGTGAACGGATCTGCTCGCTATCTGAGCCGAGTTGTTTAAACTGTGCGTGTGATTCAAGAAGCTCTTGAACCGCAACGCGCTCAGTGGTGCCGTCTTCAGCATCAAACTCGACATAATCGCCATCATCATCGGCCTCTGCGGCATCGTCCGCGTCCTTGGCTTCAATTTCAGTGTCTTCTGTCGCGTCTTCATCCGTTTCCGGCGTGTCCGCGTCCGTTGCCGCCTCTGCGGCCTCTTTCGGTGCTTCTTCTGGCTGCTCAAGATAGTCAGCGTCAGCAAAGTCGCCTGCGTCCATGAACGCATCCAACAAGTCGCCGCCTTCTGCCTCGGGCAGTCCTAAGCCTTGGGTTTCACCACTCATAAGGGGTCTATCCTTGCTCTAGGCTTTTAATTTCGTCCTCAATAAACGCCCTCATATCGCGTTTCTCCTCGAGGTACTTCAGCAACCCATCAACGGTCTGAGCTGTCGCGCGTGTGCGCCATAGCGTCGTTTCGTCCGCATCAAAGGCTGGATTGAGCATGGCATCAACTGCCTGTGCTCGTACTGACTCAAAATAGCTCATGACCGCAGCATTCGATAACGCCGCCTCTGCCTCTGCCACCTCAAGCAATTCTTTGCGTTTGGCCACTAGGGCCGCATCTTTATCCTGGTTCGCCACCTACATGCACTCCGCTTGTCGCGCCGCCATTTGCAGCGCCATTGAAAGCCGACATGTGGCCAAGCTCACGCTTCAACGCTAACTCAGCCGCCATTTGTTCCCGTTTCAGATCCAACTCAGCCGCGATTTGCTCGCGCTTAAGCTCCATTTCGAGCGCCATCTGTTCACGGCGCAATTCCATTTCCATCTGACGATTTGCAGCGTCCTGCTGAACCTTGGCCTGATCAAGTTGCGCCTGTTGCTGCATCTTCGCTTGATCCGCCTGCATACCCATCTGAAGCTTTTGCTGCTCCATTTGCATCTTTTGTTGCGCTTCCTGCGCCTTCGGGTCCGGCTTAGGCTGCTTCAAAGCCTCCAAGGCTTGCGCCTTTTCCGGGTCTTGCGCCAAGACTACCGGGTCCGCAAAATACTGATCAGCCGAGCGCTGACCCATAACCCGCATCATGTCCTCAACCGTGTTGTGTAAATGCTCTAGCGTCACAACCGGATTGCCCGGTCCGTAATTGGCGATCCACTCGCGCTGCATCCCCAAAATCATTTGAAGCTGGCCTAGCTGCGTCTCGCGGTCACCCGAACCATTGCCCACATGAACCTTGATTTTCGCCTCTGACGGCCATTGTGACGGGTCATACTGCTTGAACTCACCCTTACCCGCATGAATCGAGCGCGGGCCGTCCGCCATCTTTACCACCAGGCGGTACACCTTGCGGAACATCATCTCCAAACCACGGCCTAGATTACGAGCAATCTGCTCCTTGCGAATGCTCGCCGCGTTCTGCATCAATTTAATGCCGGTCGCGGTCTTGTTCAGCGCGTCCGGGTCCATGCCCTGCGCGTTACGATTTACCCCTGTTCGTCTTTCGGCCTGTTGGTCTATAGCTTCCATCATTTGGAGGGCCGATCCTGACAAGTCAGGGGTAACTAATGGCATCACGTCAGAGCCGACAGGATTTG